CCCTGCGCAAGGGCGTGACCTATTGGGTTGGGGTGCGGCATTCAGCGGCTCCTACCCTGTCGCTCTTTGGGCAAGCGGCAACCCCGGAACTGACCACCGACGCCATCACGACCAACCCGCGCAAGGTGTTGCGCAAATCCTTGACATATGCCACCGCCGCAACCGACCCGTGGAGCTATCTGGTCGGTGATGTAAGTAGCGCCACGACCATTCTGGCATGTGCCATCTGGATGCGTTCAGCATAGAACAGGAGGACGGGACGATGATTGTCTATATCGAAAAGGGCTATGGTCTGCATGAGGCGATTGCCGCTGCCGGATTGCGCCTGTCACAGGTTGACGGGGTCTGGGAGGCGAATGACGAAAAAGCGGTGCAGGCGATCATCGACGCCTATGCCGATCCGCTGCCCGATCTGAACCGGGCGCAGTTCGCGTTTCTGCTGGCGCTGTCCGGGTTCGATCTGGTCTGGGATGGGCTGGAGACGGCGCTGCAAAAGGCCGATCCGCACTCCTATGCCACGCTGAAGGGCCTGCGCGCATCGGACAGTTTCAGGTTCGATACTGTGCTGGAGACGATAGAAATCTATCGGGACCGGTTGCCTCAGGTGCCCGCCCTGACCCGTGACGAAGTGGCCGATGTCTGGCGGTACACGTTTGCGAATTTTTAAGGGAGCATGACCGTGCAAGCCTGCCCGTGCTGCAAGCAACCTATCACCAATGCTATAGCGTTGAAAACCGTGGCGCACTTCGTGCCGCCGACGCTGGCACAAGTCATCCGCACTCTTGCGCGCGCCGGGGGTGGGCCCCTTCATATCGACGCGCTCGCTGGTGGTGTCTGGAAATACGACCATGCCCGCCCGGTCAACGCCCACGAATGCGTCCGCAATGCCATCCGGCGCGGCAGGGATGACATGAAATTATTGGGATGGGACGTGGTGAATATCCCCCATGCTCACGGATTTGCGCTGGTGTGTCACGAAGAAAAACCGATTTCTAACAGTGGGGAAACGAAATGACGGTACTAGGCTTTGACCAAAAGATAAATTTCGGCAATCTGTTGGCTGCGGGCGTCTTGTTCGCGACGGTAGTGACTTCTTATACCTTCACGCAATCGGACATCAAAGCCAATCGGACCGAGATTGAACGACAGGCTGAAAGGATCAACAGCAATGAAGCTTCCATGCACGAGGCTATGATTGAAAGAACGGCTTGGCGGTTGCAAAGCGAGGTGCGGACGAGGGCGCTGGAAATCTCGCAAGCCGGGGTCGGAAGCGACATCAGCAATATCCGGTTGGGAATTCAGGACATCAAGCAGACCTTGGAAAAGTATCTGGATAATAGGGCACTGAAATGAGTTTTGTTCTTGGATCGCGCAGCATCAAATTCCTGAAGATCAATGGTAGGGGAGCACGAAAATGAGTCAACAAGTTCCGATGACGTTCACTGAGGAATTGGTGGCGAGTCAACAAGGCCGATTGGCCGATCTCGGCTACTACTCGGGCCGGATTGATGGCAAACCTTTCGCCGCCACTCAGAACGCCATGAGCCGCTTCAAAGCCGCTAACGGACTGCGAGATCAGCCGTTTCCCGGTCCAGTGACGATGAATATGTTGTGGTCCCATAATGCGAAACCTGCGACTCCTCCACAGCCTCGGGGGCACGATCCGGCATGGCTGTCCGAGGCGCGCAATCTTCTGGGAACTCGCGAGTCGCCTGGAGAAGCGAACAATCCGATCATCATGAAATGGGCGCGCGATCTGGATCAATGGTATCCTGGTGATGATGTTCCATGGTGCGGACTGTTTGTCGCTCACTGTATGATTCGCGGTGCGCCACAAGAGCCTCAGGCTTTCAACCGGCTTGGGGCTCGCAACTGGCTAAAGTATGGTGCTCCATGCGAGGCGCTGATCGGCGCAGTCACAGTTTTCTGGCGCACTCATCCGACGAAAAGCTGGGACGGTCATGTTGCGATATTGACGGCCCAAAATGAAGACGCCGTTCGCGTCATCGGTGGCAATCAATCCAACAACGTAACTGAGACTTGGATTTCCCGTGATCGGTTGTTGGGATTCCGAGCGCCAACTGGATTCACCGGTGTCCAAGCACCAGATGCTGAGACTGGAAAACTTTCACAAACTGAAGCGTAACCAAAGGATGGAGAACTCTATGAACAACAACCTCGTCTATGTTCGACTGCTGGCCTATGTCTTGTCTACCGTCGCTGGTCTCATTCCTTCCGCTTGGGCCGGTTGGATCAGTTACAACGCAGTCACACAAATGTTGCAGATCAACATTCTCGGAGTTGGGACTGCCATTCTTGGCGGTCTCGGTCTTACTGGCGCGATCTTTGCCAAGTGGGGCGTGAAGTGACTGCCTAGGCGTCAAAGTAAAGCATGTGGAGCCAGTTTGTGTTACCATAGAAGCGGTCTAACCCATTGGCAACACTAACAAACCTGTTCACGTGCACCCCATGCTTTACTGGCACCCCATTGGCGCAAGTTACCGGGTAAACGCCCAAGGGTGGTCCAGCTGGAGGCTGTAGCTTGGTAGAAAAATAAGTAAAGTAAGTAAAGTAAGTAGTGTCACTATATTTTTTATATAATAATAACAATAACTTAACAGGTTACTAGCTGGCTCCCTCTGGCTTTACTTTGCCGGTTTTGGCTTTACTTTGAAACTCGACGCTTGTTCTTGCGCCTCCCTTGGGCTATAATGGCCTAGACCAGCCGCAGGAGTGCATCAATGTCAGAACCGTTTGAAATCAGCGAAGAAGAACGAAGGAAAATCCTAAACGAAGAGAGGAAGTTCTCGAATCACGAACCGTTTAAGATCAGCGAGGCCGAACGAAGAAGAGTCCTCGACAAAGTGTCTCCTGTCAAATCAAGAGTGCGAATCAACAATACAGGTTCCGGCCGGTGGACCGTCAAGGTTGATGGAAAGACTATCATTCTTGCAAACGACCATATAGAAGCCTCGGCTATGAAACGAGCGCTTCAATCGTATGTAGAGGTGCTTGATGCTGACTCCTGAGAATTACGAACACGTCGTTGATCCGTTTCAGCATCAGATCGATCATTTGAAAGATCACTGGCAACAGACTGCATGGGGTCTCTTATGGGAGCAAGGAACAGCCAAGACCAAGCCGATCATCGACACGGCCGCTCTTCTTTACAGCAACGACGTGATTGATGGTCTGCTCGTCGTCGCTCCTCCCGGAGTCGAGCGCAACTGGCGATCGGACGAATTACCGAAACACATGCCACCAGACATCGCTCTCGAAACTATGGTCGAGGTCTTCCTTACAAGCCGAAAGCATACCAAGCCTCATCAACAGTTGATGGATCGTCTTTGCAGACACAAAGGACTTTCAGTTCTGCTGTTCAGCTACAACGCCTTCATGACAAAAGAAGGGAAAGACCTCGCTTGGAAATTCCTTCGTCGTCGGCGCTGCATGTATGTTCTTGATGAGGCACACAACATCAAGAATCCCGGAGCAAAGAGGACCATCAGCATTATCGCTTCTGGAAAGTATGCGACTCATCGGAGAATTCTCACTGGAACTCCGATTGCAGTCGGTCCTTTCGACATGTATTCCCAGATCAGGTTTCTTGATGAAAACTTCTGGAAACGCAAGGGGATCAATGGTGCTGTAGAGTTTAGAGCCTATTTCGGTGAGTGGCTCACTCGCAACGAATGCAAGATGCAGCTTGGTTATGATCCCGGCTTTGACAAGCTGATCAGATATCGTAACCTCGACAAGCTGGAAGTCTGGATCAAGGAGATCACTGATCGGGTTCTGAAAGACGATGTTCTCGATCTCCCACCAAAACTCTATTCCAAGCGTTACTTTGAGATGACCAAAGAGCAACTCGCAATCTACGAGCGGCTGTCCGAAGAGTTTATGGTCGAGTTCGAAGACGGTGCAATCCTCGATGGTGAACTGCCCATTGTTCGCCTGCTCAGGTTCCAGCAGATTCTTTGTAACTATGTTCCGGTCATCGATCTTGCAAACCCTGACGAGGCAACCTATCGCCAGATCGGCAAAGTGAATCCTCGCCTTAACGCAATGGAAGAGATTCGCGATGAGATCTTCCAACCGACAATCGTATGGGCACGATTCACTCAAGACGTGGATCAGCTTATGGACCTCTTGGGCGATGAGGCCGTTCGCTACGATGGTCGTGTTGATGGTGATCAAGCCGAGCGGAATAAGATGGCCTTTCAAGCCGGCGATGCAAAATATTTCGTTGGAACAGCCCAAAAGGGAGGACCAGGATTGACTCTCACACAAGCGAAGAACATGATCTATTACTCGAACAGCTTCCGATTGATCGATCGGTTGCAATCAGAAGATCGTGCTCATCGTGCTGGTATGGATGAGCATCCAGTGAACTATATCGACATCTGCTGTTCCAATGGTCACATAGATTCCAACATAATCGCCAACCTTCGTGACAAGAAGAACATCAGTGCTGGACTGCTCGGAGACGAGCTGAAAGAATGGATTTAAGAAACAAATTACTTGTCATTTACCGTGCCCGAGGTTAAGTTGCTAGGGCGGGTGGTCGTTAGCCATAGGGCCACAAGCTACAGTGTTGAGGGAGTGCTGGAGCATATCCAGGGGCGGTGACTGTTTAAGAAACCCGTCAAACGATAGAGCCCACCGGAGGCCAACGAATGGAGAAAACATGACCGAAGTTCCTGATTACTCTGAGTTCAAAGACACGAACGAAGATATGCTGGGAGACAATATGATGACCTCCCTCGTCGCTTTGGCAGATATACTAGAAGCTGCCGAATCCGAGGTTGAACGTCTCAAGCTGCTGCTTGAAGAAGCAACTGCAAACGTCCGCCGCATGTCTGAAAATGAAATTCCCAAACTGCTCGACGGCCTGGAGGGCAAGATCAACCTTCCCGACGGCCGAACGATCACTGTTCAGGAGAAGATTCGGACGTCAGTGTCTGGTGATCGCAAGCCTCGTGCTATGCAATGGCTCGAGGACAACGGTCATGGTGCAATCGTCAAGCGCCGAATGACCATTGATCTCTCCAAGGATCAAGAAGAATTGGCGGAAAAGATCAGGGACGCGCTTGAAGCCCTCGACGAAGCTGTTCTCTTCAAGGAGGAAAAGAACGTCGCTTGGCAGACTCTGGACGCTTTCGTGAAGGAACAACTGACCGACGGCGTCGACATTCCGCTGGAACTGTTCGGCGTCTATCACCAGAAAATCGCCAAGATCAAGCGATAACGAATACCCGAAAGGGTTGATGCGGAGCCTCGGTATACAGAGGCATTAACAAGGAAAGGAGCCTTAGATGGCAAAAACTGATGTAGTGACGGCCGAGGCCAAGACGACAGCGGTGGGCATGGCTTACGATTACGGGAGCGATCAGGGGACTGGTTTCGAAGACACGAAATCCAGCGACCTTTCAATCCCGTTCATGAACTTGCTCCAGTCCAACTCTCCCCAGGTTGAAGAAGAACTCATTCCTGGTGCGAAAACTGGCGACATGCTCAACACCGTGACCGGCGAACTTATCAAAGGCGACATTGGCTTCGTGTTCCTGCCTGTTCACAAACAGGAAGCATGGGTCGAGTGGATTCCTCGTGTGAAAGGTGGCGGTTTCGTCACCATGCACGATCCTGCTGGCGAACTGGTTCAAGACCTGATCAAAAGCAATGGTGGCACTCGGATTCCTCCGAAGGGCAACGACGGCAAACGGATCTCGTTCAAGAACGGCCAGAACGACGTGATCGAAACCTACTATGTCTATGGTCTCATGCTGAACCAGGATGGGACCGAGGCCGAAGGTTTCTCTGTCATCTCGTTCAGTTCGACCAAGATCAAACCCTATCGCGACTGGCTGACCTCGATGTTCATCATCAAGGGCAAGCCGCCGATGTTTGCGAATCGGGCGCTGATCAAATCCGTGAAGCAGAAGAACGAGTCCGGCACCTATGCCAACTTCGCCATCGGGCCGCTTCACGAGACATGGGTGAAATCGTTGATTAACCCTACCGAGGAAATGCCGCTTCTCCAAGAAGCGCGCGAGTTCCGCGAAATGGTTCTCAACGGCGTTGCACGAGCAGACTTCTCTCAGCAACAGAACGGCGGCGAAGGTGTCGGTGCTGGTTCTGGTGATGATGGTGCTGCTCCGTTTTAAGACAGGGGACCTCCTCCCTAACCTGTCTTAGTTGGTCCCGTGCATGATATCCTTTGCACGGGACCAGTTTTAATACTTTGGAGTTTATCTCATGCTTTGGTCTCCTCAACAAGAAACAGCCTTGAGGCAAGTCAATGACTGGATGAAATCTGGTCACGAACAAGTGTTTCATATGTTTGGATATGCAGGAACTGGCAAGACCACGATGGCTCGTCATCTGGCTGAAGGAGTAGACGGAAGAGTTCTGTTTGGCGCTTTTACCGGGAAAGCCGCTTACGTCTTGAAGAGCAAAGGTTGTGAGGGTGCAACCACGATTCACTCTTTGATATATCACAGTCGCGATAAGGGCAAGAAATCTCTTGTTGAGATGGAGCAGCAACTCAACACTCTCATCAGTGAACTCGCCGAAGAAGGCTTGAGCCCTGAGAAGATTGAAATGAATCCTCGTGTCCGGGACCTCACCAAAATGGTGAAGGCTGAACGCGAAAACATGAAACAGCCGTTCTTCGTTCTCAACCAAGAGTCTGAAGTGCGAAGCGCCAAGCTGGTGATCATAGACGAGTGTTCTATGGTGGATGCCAAGATGGGTGAAGATTTGCTTTCGTTTGGGACCAAAGTCCTCGTCTTGGGCGATCCTGCTCAGCTTCCCCCTGTCGGTGGTGCTGGTTATTTCACCAAGAACATCAACCCTCAGATCATGCTGGATGAAATTCACAGACAAGCAGAAGAATCACCGATCATTCGAATGGCTACAGAAGTTCGTAACGAGCGAAGTCTTAAAGTCATGGATTACGGTGATGGTTGCGAGTTTATCGATGGAAAGGTCGATCCAGAATTAGCACTCCGATTTGATCAAATTCTTGTTGGCAAGAACGCTACTCGTTTTTCCACAAACAAACGTGTTCGCACATTGAAGGGAATCACTGACATTTATCCAGTCATTGATGATCGCCTCGTGTGCTTGAACAATAATCACGATACTGGACTTCTGAATGGCGCGATTTACAGCGTCTTGAAAGTCGGAGGGGTTATGGACTCGAAAGTGCAGCTTGACATTCTCCCAGAAGGGAAGAAGTTTGCCCAAGAAGTCATGGCTCACGAACAGTATTTCCTCGGTGAAGAACCCTCATGGTATGAAAAGCGTGAAGCTGAGTGTTTCGATTTCGGCTATGCGCTAACTGTCCACAAAGCGCAAGGCTCTCAGTGGGACAGTGTTCTTCTGTTTGACGAGTCCTTCTGTTTTCGCCAAGATCGATGGAAATGGCTTTACACCGGAATCACAAGGGCCGCAGATAAACTGACAGTAGTCAAAATGTCATGAACAAGATGATGATGAAGTTTCTCGTGGCTGTCAATGAACACCAGAAAGTCGGTGGCTATCTGAATACGCTGACTGGACTCGATCCGATGGAAACGAATATAGCCATCAGGGTTGGAGTAGAATATGGTTGGTTGACTGATGACGGCAAGTTGACCGATGCTGGTTCTCTTGTTTTGAGCGAAGTCAACAAGCATCCTCTTCTTCTATCAGAAGTCAGAACGTCCTATGTGAACCGAATATCCTTTTTCGATTTGTATGAAGATCGCAAGGGTTTTTCCAAATCGCTTTACGAACATGTCCATAGAAACATGCCATCGATTATGATGGCTGCTCTTGAGGAAGTCCATTGTAAAGGAACTGGTATTGGAGAGTTTGAAAAGAAAAAAGAGTTGCCTGCACGATCTTGTCGCACGATTATCGAGCTCGCCTTGGAAAACTACGATCTAATCATGAAGGAAGCAGGTTTCCGATAATGAACAATCCAACAGAAGAATTCACAGTTCAACTCCAGAAAGCCTACGTCAAAGCTGGAGAAGATATGGGAAAACAGATGGCTGCGTCTATCGTAGCCATTGTCACTGAGATGACTGCTGGACAAGGTCAACCGTCGTTTTTCGGTTGGTCAATCGCGGATGCTCCTCTCACTCTCTTGGGCATACTTCCAACCGACAAGACGGAGAATGCTCAATGGGTCATCCTCACAAGCGAGGCGATGGAAAAGATCCCGTTCGTCACGACACAACCTCTATGGATCGGCCACCTGACCAGCGGTCACTTAATCCTTCTCTTATAGAGGTTTCGTTGGAAAGCGGCTTCAAGCATATCTGCAAAGCTTCTTTTCTAATTGTCACAATGCTCGTGAAACGAGTGTTTTGGCGTTCATATCTGGAAGAGGCTATCTGGCATTTGACAGAAGCCCAAAAGAAACTAGGAGAGATAGATGATAGGTCCAAGCGTTCCAGCAAGTGACATGGTCCATGCCGAGAAATACCGAGGCAAGGGCGAAACATATCGTGAAGCCTGTAACCGTGAAAGTTCTGCGCTCCAAGACAATCACGATCACTATATGGCCTATCGCGATGCGAGGCTGCAAATGAGATTCCTTTCCGCTGGCCGTGTTCAGGCAGCGATGGGTTCTCTGAAGAACATCACCCCTTACAACTGTTTCGTGATGCCGACAATGCACGACAGTTTCACTGATGGCCCGACTCTCCAGGAACTTTCGGAGTTGTCGATCGGAGAGCATCCTTCGCTGTCGATCATGGACGTCGCGAAAGCTGCTGCAATCACCATGCGCCAAGGTGGCGGCGTCGGTTATGACATCAGCACTCTGCGTCCGAGGGGTGACCTGATCCGTGGGGTCCAGTCAATCACCGATGGGCCAATGGCTTTCGCTCCGATCTATGACGCTGTCTGTGGTGCTACTGCGTCCTCTGGCAACCGTCGTGGGGCGCAGATGCTGGTCATACGGGCAGACCACCCCGATGTTGAAATCTTCATTCGTGCGAAACAGGGCGTGGCTCACATTCCGTATGAGTATCGTCCACTTCGCGGTTTCAATATGTCGATCGCCGTTACCGACGAACTGATGGAGTGTGTCCAGTCCGGCAAGCCGTTCCCTCTGCGATTTGGCGGCGAAGTTTACCGCGAGGTCGATCCCCATGCTTTGTGGGAAATGATCATGCGAGGAACTTACGATTGGGCCGAGCCGGGTGTTCTGTTCATTGACACGATCAACCGGCTGAACAATCTCTATTACTGTGAGACGATCGCCGCAACGAATCCGTGTGGCGAACAGCCTCTCCCTCCCTATGGTGCCTGTCTCTTGGGCTCGTTCAACCTTGTGAAATATCTGGCTTGGAACTCGACCACCAGAGAATGGGAATTCCAGTGGTCGCTTCTCGCCGCTGACATTCCGCATGTGGTCCGAGCGATGGACAACATTGTCGATCGGGCTCGCTACCCTCTTCCTGAGCAATGGAAGGAAGCCCAAGCGAAGAGGAGAATGGGACTCGGTGTGACTGGTCTCGCCAACTGCATCGAGGCTATGGGTTTCCCCTATGGCTCTCCGGACTTCCTTCGTGTTGAAGACGACATCTTGCGCTTCATCACTCGCAACTGTTACATCGCCTCGGCGATGCTGGCGAAAGAAAAGGGCAGCTTTCCCCTTTACGATGAGAAACTATACCTGTCCGGGCAGTTCATCAAATCTCTGGACAGCGACGTTCGCGACTTGATCAGGAGATACGGCATTCGTAACTCTCACCTGACGAGCATCGCGCCGACCGGAACAATCAGCTTCACAGCTGACAATGTGTCCAGCGGTATCGAGCCTGTCTTCGGATATGAGCAGGACAGGAACGTGATCATGCCAGAAGGTAAGATCAGGGTCAAAGTTCCTGATTATGGTTTCAGCGTTCTCGGCGTCAAGGGTCGCCGGATGGCTGATGTCACTGCTGAAGAACATATCAAAGTTCTCTGCACGTCGCAGATTCACATTGACAGTGCTGTCAGCAAGACGTGCAACGTGCCGACCAACTACCCCTACGAGAAGTTCAAGAATCTCTATATCTCTGCCTACGAGGGCGGAGCAAAGGGATGCACGACGTATCGCCCGAACGGCAACTACGAAGACGTCATCAGTTCTGCTGACGTTGCCGAAGTCAAAGATATGAAGGAAGGCGAGTCCTGTGGATTCGATTCAACAACGGGTCAAAAAACTGGACCTTGTGCTGAATAATTCCAAGGCGCGTGAAAAATAACTGTTGCTCTGGCCTTGCTGACATGCCATAACTAAAGGGCTAAGGCAAGGCCGAGGCATTGACCAATGAAAGGAAACACAATGACCAAAATCAAGTTCAGCAGCGCAGATTATGACGAGGCCATCCTCAAAAGGATGGAAGACGTCGATCTGCTGAGTTTGCGCAATCTCGTCGCGACCAACATGGGCGTCTCCTCGATCAAATCGTTCCGCGATCATGATCAGGCCGTCGAAGCGACCTGGAAGGCGCTCAACAAGTGGAATGAGCAGGCGAGGGCAGAAGAAAATCAGGCCGCTGGCGAAGCGATCGGGACCGTGTCCGTCAAGACGCCGAAGCCTCCGAAGCCTCCAGCCGAGCCGAAAGAGCCGGTCGAGGTCAAGGCCGCTCAGCCGAAGACCGTCAAGCGTCCGACCCGGAATATGTTCCGTCGTCTGCAGAAGCTGGTCGAGAAGCCCGATCGTGGAAGCAAGCGTTGGGACAATTACAAGGATGGCATGACGATCCTGGACACGATCGAGGGCCAAGACATGACGCAAATCGACGTTTCTTTTTTCGTTCAACACGGCTATATGAAGCTGATCGAGCCGACGACCGAAGAGTTCGAGACCGGTCTGTCTGCATGGTTCGCCCGCAATGGCCAGGAAGACCCGACGGTCGAGAAGAAGCGCAAGGATGCCGAACGCGCTGCGACGAAGGTCACCAAAGACGTCGAGCGTGATGCCGCCAAGGTCAAGCGCGACGCCGAGAAGACGTCCAAGGAAGCCGAGCGTGTCGAAGCGAAAGCCAAGCGCGACTCCGAGAAAGCTGCCAAAGACGCTGCTGCTGCGAACGCGGGTGCTACCGCCACCTGGACCGCAACGTCCTGATGGACCTGCCGATCGCAACCTCCCGCTTCTTCGACTACATGAAGAAGCGGGAACTGGTCCGTCTCCGGAAGGAGACGGGCCAGTCTCGCCCTTGGACTGATGATTTCATCCTCCAAGAATACAAATTCACGAACGTTCGTAGACATCACGATTGGACATCGGATATGTTGCGCTCGACGTTCTACAGCGATCATTTCGACGATGATCCTCGTTCCATCCTGATCAACTGCGCTGTCTATCGCTACTTCGGCACATTCGAATTCGCTGAGGCTGTCGGTTGGTATGATTATGATGACTTCGATTTGTGGGAGATCGAAGACTGTGCAACAAATCGCCTCGCAAACGGTGAGCGTGTTTTCACAGGGGCTTATGTCGTTACGAATCAAGGCATGAGTGCTCCCAAGCCGCAAGTCGTTTGCCATCACTTTCTTTCCGATCTTTATGACGCTGTGCCTGCTCTTTTGGAGCAAGTTCAAAAGACAAGAAGCTGGCGAGATTTGGCTGGTGCAATGTCCACGATCAAAGGTTTCGGCGGCTCTGGTTTCATGACCAAAGAAGTTCTCCTGGACACAATGATGACAAGTTTCTGGGGTGGTGAAATCCAATATGTGGACTACCGCAGCTTCACCTATCCAGAAGACTATGACCGCTGGACTCCCGTCGGTCCAGGTGGTGTTCGTGGTGCTGCTCGCCTTCTTGGGCATGACTCCCCAACGACGGTCAACATTGGCAAGGGCAAGCCGATGGAGATCATAATGCAACTTTACGAAGCCCAAGGAGAGTTCTGGCCTAAGGAATATGGAAAGCTATTCCCGACAGACATTCAATTCCAGCTTTGTGAGTTCGACAAGTATGAGCGCACTCGTCTGGGACAAGGAAGACCAAGAAGTCGGTATAAAGGAAGATAACCAAACGCTTTCTGAAATAAAGATCAAACATGAGATAGGAGACAACTATGACTGAATCAAAAACCGCCAAAATTATAGTGAATGGCACTGTCGAAGAAAGAGAAATTGAAGTCAAATCAGTAAAAGGATTTTCAACTCCAATCTTTTGCAGAAAAGACACTTATGATCTCTATATCGCAAAAGAGATTTATCGTTCATACGGAAAATTATCTGTAAAAGATAATGTGGTTCTTGACATCGGTGGAAATATCGGTTTATTTTCAAGATGGGCTTTGGACAATAATGCGAAGAAAGTTTATGCTTTCGAGCCTGAGCCCTTCAACTGTGAAATGTTTCAATTGAATTGCCCTGAAGAAGAAATTGTTCTTTGTCAATCGGCTGTGATTAACGGTGAACAACCGTTTGTTGATTTCTATATTTCTACTTCTGGGAAAAACTCTGGGAATTATACAACCAGAAAGACAAGAGGAAGAACAATCTCAACAGTATCGGCTGTTTCTATTCAAAAGGTTTTGGAAGAAACGAATCCAGATGTAGCGAAAATTGATTGTGAGGGAGGGGAATACGAAATCTATGAAGCGATCGCTGATTTTCCGAAATTGAAAGAGGTAGTTTTTGAAATACATCTTACAGTTGGGAGACTTGAGAACGCAAGACATTTGGATGCTTATTTTCTTGACAACGGTTGGGAATCATTCATCGCCCCAACTTTAGACAACAGCGGTCTTTGGCAAACAATCGCAGGATACAGAAGGAAAGAATCATGAACTATCGCCAAGGAAATCCATACGTCATTCACATAGAATTTGCAGAGGGCTGCAATCTTCGTTGTGGATTTTGTGGTCTGAACGCTATCAGGGGAAAAGAAAATAACTATAAGCTGATGACTCGCGAAACTGCGGAATCTGTTTCAAAGCAAATGGCTTCTCTTGGTTGGAATAGTAGAGTTGAAATCGCTATGCACGGCGAGCCGACGATGAATCCTGACTTCCTGGAATTGATCGCAATCTTCCGACGGCACCTGCCGAAAGCTTACATCTTGCTCGAAAGCAATGGTGGAGGAATCATTGGCGATACTTCCACAAAGACCGTCCAAGAAATGTTCGGCGCTGGCCTTTCTACTCTGGGCTTGGACGAATACCAGACGATTAAGCTGGTGCCGAAGATCCTGGAGAAAATCAAGGAAGAGCAAGGTTGTGGTTTTCTCGAAACCGGCGACAAATTGTTTGATGGCAGCGTTACGTTTTACGATTATCCTTCTTGTGGGGGTGTCGGCAATCCTCATAAGCGCAATACGAAGAAGCGGCTTATCTGGATCAGGCCAATCGATGTCAGCACCAGTGGCACTCACAGCAAACTCAGCAATCATGCCGGATCGGGGGCTCCCAAAAACGATAAAGCTGAGGGAAGAAGGTGTGCAAAACCTTTCAGAGAATTCAATGTTCGGTGGAATGGACAAGTAGCAACCTGCTGCAATGATTGGAGAGGAGTCTTTCCTCTTGGATCTATTCATGAACAAGGTCTTGATGAAATTTGGCACTCCGAGGAAATGTATGCTCTTCGTCGAAAACTTTATCATGGACAACGTGACTTCGGTGCCTGTGATGGTTGTGACACTTTGTCAATGCGTCCAGGCATTTTGCCGGATCACCTTGGTAAAGAGGAACTCCCAGAACCGAGTGAAGCAGACTTGGTCCTGATCGCTGAAACCTTGAAGAAGGGACCGCTGACCGCGCCTGTTCTTCGCTCATGGGAAGTCAAAGCATGAAAATCGCTGTCGCCCTTTACAAGATCATGGACCTCGGTGGGATCATCAATCACACTGAGGACCTGATCTATGGCCTCAAAAGGCAAGGCAACGATGTCGATCTGCTTCAACTTGTCTACAGCGACAAAGACCAGAAAGATGGAAATCCTCGGACAGGGGACTTCTCGAGGTCTGAGTCCGGACTTCTCTATAACCAGAAAATCGGTTGGGTCTTCACCAAAGCGAAGAAGGTTCCCTATCAGGGCGGGAAGATGCTGGCCCAAGCGAAGAAGTGGCTGGAAGAATATGACATCATCCTCTGGACGATTCCGGTTCCATCGACCAATGCTGAGAACGAAGGCAACTGGGAATGGCGCGATCTTTACGATCTCAAGCACCCTGTCCAGATGGCCTTCGTTCACGACGGTGGTGCCTGCGATCGCTATCCCTATGTCTTGGAAATTCAGGACAAGCTTCATGCTGTTCTGTGTGTCCACCATTCGGCGATCGGCGGCTCCTCGTTCATCAGGACACCGAGGTTCCATGTCCTCAATCCGTTCCGCGATGTCAACCGGGAAGTCCCTTCTTGGGCTGATCGTCGCAAAGGTTTCGTCAGCCTCCAGACTTTCAAAGGTCTCAAGCACGTCGATGACCTGATCCGTGCGGTCCGTCATATGCCGCCGAAGGAAGACATGGAGTTCAGGGATATCTTCGGAAAGGGTATCGAATATCAGTATATGACTTCTGCAAACAAATGCAAAGACAAGTATTTTCATGCAGATGGCGAGCGTATCTGGGAAGCGGCCGAAGACAACGGCATGATCCATCACGATTACATCGAGCGTGATCAGGTCGACCTTCTTCTGCAAGCGGCGCGGGTTCTTGTCGATCCTTCATGGTCAACTCGTCTCGGTTCTCGCGGCGGGTTCTATGGTCGTGTCTTCGTCGAGGCAGCGATCAATGGTGCCATCCCTGTCGGTCGTCCTCTTGGCATTGGAAACTCTTTGTTCCTGCCAGATGTTCATTATGTGTCCATTCCGATGGACGCAGATGATCAGACCTATGCAGAGATGGTGCATCACGCGAGTTCTGATTCTGCAGACGTGATCAGTATGCGCCAAGAAGTCCGCGAACTCGTTCAGTGTTTCGACGCTGACGTTATCGCCAAACGAATTATCGATATCGCTACCGACGATATCGGTGAACCACCTCTGCCTTACGAAGAGGTTCCGACCCTCGAGAAAAAGTCCGAGGAAATCATGTTCAATCATTTCGGTTTGTGAGGAAATACGATGCACGTTATCGAAGCAAGAAACGTTCATGAGGCGTTGCCCAAGGGAGTTGCGATGATTCTTGAAAAAGGATTCGATCGTCAGTCCCGTGCCGGCGATGTCAAACTGATCGATGGCCCTGTGACCACGCTCTACCTGAATCCTCTCGAGCGGGTCATGTTCCACCCCGATCGCGACTGCAATCCTTTCTTCCACTTCATGGAAGGCTTGTGGATGATCGCTGGTCGCAACGACGTCGCTTGGATCAGCCAGTTTTCGTCCAACATCGGCCAGTTCAGCGATGATGGCGAAACGTTCCACGGAGCCTATGGCTATCGGTGGGTGAATCACTTCTCCAAAAAGCAGTTCACTGGCGGAGATGAAAACCCTCATGGCGAAGTCTACATCCCGTTCAATCAGCTGGAATGCGTTGCGGGAATGCTTCGGGAAAACCCTGATGAACGTCGCGCCGTTGTGAGCATGTGGTCGGCCGAAGATGACCTCGGTCGTCAGGGGAAAGACCTTCCCTGTAACACGACCATCATGTTTTCGATCAGCGTCCACGGATCATTGGACATGTCGGTCACCAACCGTTCAAACGACATGGTTTGGGGAACCTACGGCGCGAATGCTGTTCACTTCTCCATGCTCCAAGAATTCATGGCGGCATGGATCGGAGTTCCCGTCGGCCGCTACTGGCAGATTTCCAACAACTTTCATTCCTATCTGAAGACGTTGGACCCTATTCGTGAACTGGCCGGGTTTCTCGACCGCGATCCTCTTCCTTTCGACAATCCCTACGTTCAGATCAAAGGACATGATCCGGTTGTCCCTTTCCAGATGGTGAACAGCGATATCGGCGAATGGATTCGCGAACTGCAAGTGTTCATGGAATTCGGTCCTGTGACCGGCTTCAAGGACAAGTTCTTCCGCAAGGTCGTGTGTCCCATCTGGCAGGCATGGTTCGCCTGGAAGACAGACGAGGGCTCGAAACGTCAGCGGGTCGAAGAAGCGAAGAAACACCTTCGCGGCTGCGCGGCGTTGGATTGGCGGAAAGCCTGCAACGAATGGCTGGATCGTCGGGCATGAAGATTTATATCGCTGCCCGCTATAACAAGAGATATGAACTCTTGGATTTCGCCAAGAGTATCGCCGATCTCGGCCATACTCTTACTTGTGATTGGCTCTTTGAAGGGGAGGAAGGTAAGACGATAGTTGAAGCAGCGGTCATGGACACTCGGCAAGTAGAAGAGTGTGACTGCTTGATCTTCATCGGAGAAGCCCAAGGAAGTAAGAACACCGGAGGCGGTCGGTGGTTCGAGATGGGTGTCGCTTGGGCTTGTGGTCACCGCGTCATCGCTCTTCTCAGTTCGGAAATCGTGGAAGAAGGAAGGGTTCATCTTCCATCCGGACACGAGTCTGTGTTCACAGCACTTAAAGAAGTGGAAATAGCTGAATCACAGGAACATGTGTTGTGTCTCTTAGGAGAATCTTATGGAGGAGATAATCAATGACGCGTCTTCCAACCTTCGTAGCCCAAGAAGGAGGCGATCACTACCAAGCTGAATATCAGCATTGGGACTGGGTGCTCGAAGCAGAGATCGGGTATCTCGCTGGCAACGCAACGAAATATATCAGCCGCTGGCGCAAGAAGAACGGCGTCCCAGATCTGCTGAAAGCATTGTCCTACATCGACAAGATGATCGCCACTCGCAAGACTTCGAAATGGCATTATCATCCAAATCATTGGAAGATCCGTGTGCTGACCGATCGCTTCATCGCGTCTGCTGGACTGACCGAAGAAGAAGGAAATCTCATCCATCTTCTCGCAGGTCCGTGTCCTCTGGAAATGCTGGAACACGCGAGGGACTGTTTGGATAAATTGCTTAGGGACGCTCAGATGGCCGCTAGGGCGCAAGCCATGCCCCCGGCCCCTACAGCACCCGGTACCGGGCCAAGCCCCGCCCTTGCCCCGCCCTGTGGCGGCGCGGGCCATGCCATAGGGCAGGGGCAAACCGCCACCGCAACCGCAGGGTCACAAGAAAGTGGTCTCACTGGCATGGAGCACCCATTCGGGTATGAACAGGAGAGAGAAGTATGAGAGTGCTCATCGCCTGCGAATTCTCTGGAATTGTAAGAGATGCCTTTCTTTCCTCGGGTGTTGACGCCATATCGTGCGATCTCCTGCCGAGCGAGACTCCAGGCCCGCATTACCAAGGTGATGTGATGGAAATGGCGCGGGACGGTTGGGACATGCTCATAGCCTTTCCGCCTTGCACCGATCTGTGTGTCAGTGGTGCACGGTGGTTCCCGGCCAAGCGGGCCGACGGGCGGCAACAGGCCAGCATCGCCTTTTTCATGGCGCTGGCAAACGCACCCATCCCGCGCATTGCGATTGAAAACCCGATTGGCATCATGTCGAGCCATTGGCGCAAGCCTGATCAGATCATTCAGCCCCATCAGTTCGGCCACGGCGAAACCAAGGCCACATGCCTTTGGCTCAAGGGATTGCCGCTGTTGCAGCCGACCGATCATGTCGCGGGCCGCGAAGCGCGGGTTCATCGTATGCCGCCTGGGCCTGACCGCTGGAAGGAGCGTTCGCGCACATATATCGGAATTGCGAAAGCTATGGCTTCCCAATGGCTCACAGCATGACACCCATTCGGGTATGATGAAAAGGATTAGGAATGGCTCGCCAAACTAAACAGCAAGAGCTGAAAGCTAGAAATGCTGGAAAGTCGCCGTTGCAGATGGGATTCTTCACGCCCGAAAGCGACTGGCGACCCAGAGCAATCTCTGACCTTCCTTCTTCTTGGGCTGGTATCGATCGTATAGGATTTGATTGCGAAACGAAAGACGTTCATCTTCGCGAACTAGGTCCTGGCCCAAGACGAGGAGCCTTCACAACTGGATGGGGAATTGCACTCGAAAAAGACGGCAGGGTTGTTGACAGTTTCTACCTTCCGATGCGTCACGAAGGCGGCGACAACCTTCCGACCGAGGAAGTCCTTCGCTATCTAAAGGGAAACATCAAAGACTTTAAGGGGGAATATGTTGGTGCAAATCTCAGCTATGACATCGATTATGCGAATTCTGATGGCTTTGAGTTTAATCGGGAAGCCAAGTTTCGCGATGTCCAGATTGCTGACCCGCTCATCTACGAACTTCACCAAAGCTACAGCCTTGAGAATATTGGCACTCGATGGGGTGTTGAATCAAAGAACAAAGCCACTCTTGTCCAGGCCGCTCAAGCAATGGGAGTTGATCCCGGCGCAGGAATGTGGCGTCTCCCAGCGAGATACGTCGGCGACTATGCGACAAGAGACGTGGAATCGCCGCTGGAACTCTACGAGAAGATGAGGAAGAAACTAGACTCTGATGATCTTTGGCAAGTGTTTGATCTCGAGTCTAGACTTCTTCCAGTTCTCGTTCGTATGCGCCAGCGTGGAGTTCGCATTGATCAAGACAGACTCAGGATGATTGAAGATCGGGCTCTACGCGAAGAAGGAGAAGCCTTGGCTTTCATTCGGCACCAGACCGGCGTCAAGATTGACGTCGGTAACGTGTGGAAACCAGATGCTCTCGCTCCAGCACTCGAAGCAATCGGAGTCAAGCTTGGAAGAACTACAACTGGTGCTCCCCAGATCGACGCCGATTTGCTGGATGGTCTCAATCATCCTGTAGCAAAGGCGATTTCTAACGCTCGCAAGGTCAATAAGATCAGGACCACTTTCGCAGCTTCCATGTGGAAATATATGGTCAACGGAAGAATTCACTGCACCTTCAATCAGATCGCTCGTGAAGATGAAAAGGGTGAGCAAAAGGGAGTTCGTTTTGGAAGACTCTCGGCTGTAGATCCAAATCTCCAACAGCAATATTCTCCTGACCGCGTCCAGCCTCACGACCCACAACTCATCTTGGAATGGCGAAAGATATTCATTCCAGAAGAAGGCGCGATTTGGGGAGTAAACGATTATTCCCAACAAGAGCCAAGATGGACAACTCACTTCGCCGCTGTCATAGATCTTCCTAAAGCCCGTGAAGCAGCGAAGAGATATCGTGACAATCCAAAAACAGACAACCACGAAATGATGACTCGTCTCATCCACACCGATGAACTTGTTGATTTGTGGCTGAGGATGAAGAAAGATGGTGATAATTCTTACAAGGTGAACCGTGGCTACTCAAAGAATATCTTCCTCGGTTTATGTTATGGCGAGGGTGGACCGAAACTCTGCGAGGACATTGGCAAGCCTACTCGTTGGGCTCACATAACGGGATACGGAAGAACCAAAGCAATCGACTTCTTCGATAACCGTCATGACGCGTGGAAAGCCCGAGCCTCTTCTGGACTAGGATTCATCAAAGAAATGGCTGGTGAAGAAGGTCAAGCGATTATTGATAACTTCGATGCTGAGGTTCCGTATGTTCGACAGCTTGCCCAAAAAGCAAGTGACAGGGCCGGAGCAAGCGGTTTCGTGAGAACCATCATGGGTCGTCGTCTTCATTTCCCGACACGCGACGATGGCTCTTATGATTGGACACACAAAGCCTTGAACAGAGTGATTCAAGGATCGTCAGCAGATCAAGCGAAGAAAGCTGTTACCGACATCGATGCGGCTGGTCATTTCATTCAACTTCAAGTACATGACGAAACTGACGGAAGCTACGGCTCAATCGAAGAAGCCAAAGCTGTTGGAGAGATCATGAAGAATTCGATACTGGAGGTCTGTACTCCTCTGGTGCCGTTTAATGTAGATACCGAATGTGGTCCAAGTTGGGGAGAATCAATAAGTGTCTAACTTCTGGCGACATAAGAAGAGCGGTGGTCTTTATACCATCATCGGAGAAGCTATCATCGAGTCAACCATGCAGAGGGCTACGATCTATAAGAGCCTGCATGACGACAAAGTATGGATTCGTCCGAAAGACGAATTTCATGATGGCCGCTTCGAAGTCATGAACTCGATGGAGTTCCGCGGCGGCTGCGTTCAACTTTCACACTCAGGAGCCTTCTGATGTCTGATTTCTGTCAACAGTGTTCTATAGAACTTTTCAGCGAGGACTACAAGGAACTCGCTGGTCTCGGCGATGGGAGCAAACTCGAGGAAGGGAAGGGTTGGGTTTGTCTCTGTGAAGGGTGCGGTCTAACCGTCGTAGACGACAACGGGGCCTGTCTCAGCCTCCATTGCACAATGAATCATGGAGAAGAACATGGCAAAGTATGATCATGGTGGCGGCTGTCCTTGCGGATTGCAGAAAGTCTGCGACTGCGAGGCTGGAAAACCTGTTCGCTCTGTTCAAGGGCAGGTCTTTGACTGGGCGAAAGTGATGTTCGGGAATCCTTCGCCCCTTGCGCTTTCCGTTCGTGGGAACAAAGAGATGTCCGAGTTGATTTCGACTCTGATCAACAAGCCAAGTGAAACTGAAGAAATCATCGAAGAATGCGCCGATGTCGCTTTCTTCCTGCTACAAATATGTGAGATCAATGGCGGCGATCTCATGGAAGCTGTCGCCAAGAAACTAGAAGTCAACAAGAATCGCTCTTGGGAAATCGCTTCTGACGGATCGTTTCAGCATGTGGGGAAATCTAAATGATTCTCAGTTCACAAACCATTCGCCGCTACTGTGAAGAGCAGGATTTGATCTCTCCGTTTTACGAGCGGACGAGACATGAAGGGATGACGTTCGGTCTCAGTCCCGCTGGCTACGACGTTCGGGTCGAGTTTGGCCCGGAATCGCTTTACTCCTATCGCATCCTCAATCCGGGTGATTTCATTCTGGCTTCTACGGTTGAACGGTTCAAGATGCCGAACGATCTCATCGCTTCTGTTGCCGATAAATCCTCTTGGGCTCGTCGTGGATTGGCCGTGCAGAACACTATCATCGAGCCGGGATGGGAAGGCTGGTTGACTCTTGAACTGACCAACCATGGAAGGGAAACTCTGCGGATCGAAAAAGGAATGGCGATCGCTCAAATCGTTTTCCAAAGGTTGGACTTCCCGACCGATCAACCTTACGAAGGGAAATATCAAGACCAGCGACGGGGACCAGTTGGCGCAATTCGCGACATTTCTGACTTGTCAAATGCACCGGGGCAGGGTAAGGTTAGGGGTTCCTGACATGTCTGAGAATAAAACGACCAGAGCCAATCTGGTCAAAGCTTTGAAAGTCCTCGGGGCATTCCCAGTTGAGAATCGTGTCAAATCTGGGACACTTGACGTGAATTATATCGGGGGCTGGATCGAGTGCAAATATATGGGAAGATGGCCTGTTCGAGCAGACGACCAGCCAGTCAGATTCCCTCACCCTTTGCTGCAAACACAGAAGATTTTCATAGCAAAAAGAGCCGCACTCAATGGCACCGTTCTCGTTTGTGCTCAAGTCGCTCAAGAATGGTTCTTTTGGGATGGCATGTTCGCTGTGTCAAACTTCGAGAAAATGACAAGACCTGAAATGCGGGAGAATGCTCTTCTTCACATGTATGGCATGGACAAAGAAAGACTTGTAACGTGGCTAAGATCGATCTCAAAAGGCTAACGCTGGGAGAGTCTTTGCTGATCAGCCGACGCAGGTCAGGACTGTCTCAAGACGAGATGGCGAGAGCCAACGGAGTCACTCGTAACTTCTACGGCGAAGTTGAGCGTGACCAGTCAGAATATCAGGGAATGAACTTCTGTGAGGTGGAACCTCTGGAAGTCAACGAGAAGATTATGCTCTGTCGTCGTAGGTCTTCTATGACGCAGGGCGAAATTGCTGAGCAGATCGGGGTCACTCGGTATTGGCTCAATCAGATGGAAATTGGAACTGCACCAGTTTCTCCTGATCTCGTAAAGTTTTGGGAGGACAACTATGCAGGGGAATAGCGAAGCTTCAATTGACTTCTTGAAGAAGTGGAGCAAAGACTATCCTTGGATTTTAACAGCGATCCAGACTGATCGTAAGAAAATCGAAACAAGAACCTTCAAGTCCGACGAAATTGCCGAGTGTCGCAAGTGGATCGAGGCCTACAACGGACATCGCAACGTCTATTTTCATGTCAACTCGTGCATGAAAGACATGAAGTCAAAGGCTCACAAAGAAGATATCAAAGCTGCTGGTTGGCTTCACATTGATATTGACCCAGAGCCAGGAGAGACTCTCGAGGAAGGTCGGGAACGCGCTCTTGGGCTTCTCACCGACAAGATACCGAAGGGAATTCCAAAGCCAACCGTTATCATATTCTCAGGTGGTGGCTATCAAGGCTTCTGGAAACTCTCAAAAGAGATTGTCGTAGATGGCGACGTCAAGAAATGTGAAGACTTCGAACTCTATAACAAGAGGTTGGAGCAGGTTTTTGGTGGCGATCATTGCCATAACATTGATCGTATCATGCGACTCCCAGGAACGATCAACATTCCTAATGAGAAGAAGAAAAAGGCTGGCCGTTTCGAAGAGTTGGCGCTCTGCTTTGAGTTCAACAAAAACGAATACGATATATCGGAGTTCAAGAAAGCACAGGGCGTTCAGATCGATTCCCATCAAGGTGGTGAATACGGAGTGAGCGTCAGCGTTCCAGGAAACGTGGAGCGTGTTCAAGATCTCAGTGAACTGGACGAGTGGGACGTTCCAGATCGCGTCAAGGTGATCGTAGCCCAAGGGAGACACCCAGACCAACCAAAAGAAGGAGATAACTCACGGTCGGCATGGCTGTTCGATTGCATTTGTCAGCTTTTCCGCTGTGGTGTTCCGGACGAAGTCGTGTTTGCCATAATCACAGATCGTGATTGGGGTATTGCTGAGAGTGTCCTAGAGTCCAAGAATCCCGAGAAGTATGCTGTTCGGCAGATGACTCGTGCCAAAGAACACGCAGAAGATCCAAATCTGCGAATGATGAATGAGCGTCACGCAATCATCGGTAACCTTGGAGGGAAATGCCGGGTCATCGAAGAGGTTCAAGACGAAATCATGAACCGTTCTCGGTTGACCATTTCTTCGTTCGAAGACCTTCGTAATCGGTATTCGCACATCATGGTCGACGTCGGCAGTGATAAAGAGGGAAAGCCTATTCAAGTCCCTCTTGGGAAATACTGGATCAACCATCGCATGAGACGACAGTTCGATTACATGAGGTTCATGCCTCAAGGTGATCTTCCAGGTGTCTACAATCTATGGCGCGGTTTCAGCTTTGAGCCTAAACCCGGAGACTGCTCGCTGTATCTGAATCACCTCCGTGATAACGTCTGTGGTGGAGTTGAAGAATATTACGTTTATCTCATAAAATGGATGGCTCGTGCTATCCAAGTCCCAGCTTCTCCGGGAGAGGTTGCACTCGTCATGAGGGGTGGCAAAGGAACAGGTAAGTCGTTGATGGCGACTCTGTTCGGTAAACTCTTCGGAAGACACCATCTCCATGTTGCAAACCCCTCGCATCTTGTTGGTAACTTCAACGCTCATCTTCGTGACGTGATCTGCCTGTTTGCCGACGAGGCGTTCTTCGCCGGCGACAAGAAGCACGAGTCTGTTCTCAAGATGCTGGTCACCGAGGATAGCATACCGATTGAGCAGAAAGGCGTCGACGTCGAAACCTATCCCAACTATGTTCACCTGATCATGGCTGCAAACGATCCTCACGTTATCCGGGCCTCTGGTGATGAGAGGAGATATTTCGTTCTCGAGGTAGCAGACAGCGCGAAACAGAACAAACAATACTTTGGAGATATTGTCAGACAGATGGAGTCTGGCGGATTTGAGGCTCTGCTCTTCCACCTGCAAAACATCAACCTAGAAGGTTTCCAGGTTCGTGAAGTTCCACAAACTGATGCTCTCCAAGAGCAGAAGCTTCTGTCCATGTCAGTGGATGAAGAATGGTGGTTTCGTAAACTCCAGAATGGCCGCTTGGTTGACAGCGATGCTGAGTGGACCGAAGCTGTCCCTTGTGATACAATCATCAGTGACTTCACGGCTTACGCAGAAAAGTGGAAGTTCAGTAGGAGAGGCAATGAGACGGCCCTTGGGAGATTCCTCACAAGAGTTTGCTCTCACGTCGAGAGAACTCAGAAGCGTGTTGCTGTTGATGTCTATAGCGAAGATGCAAGGCGGAACGAGCGGAAGAAGAAACGTCTATATTTCTATGATTTCAAAGACCTCAAGAAATGCCGAAACTCTTGGGAAAAGATCTATGGTCGAGTAGTCTGGGAAACCGAAATTGATGGTGCAGACGAATTGATACAGGATCCATTCTGATGAACTTGGCTAAACTGCGACCCTCAGATGGCGCTGTGGCCCAAGCCCTACCCTGTCCTGCCGTGCCCTTAGCTGTAGGGCGCAAGCCTTACCCTGCCCCCCGCTCCGAGGCGCTCCGACAGCCCCTGAACCTTTGCCCTATGCCCCTGACCCCGGCCTTGCTATACTAAACAGGGCAAACAAAAGGAAGATGCGATGACCATGAAACCATGTGATTTCTGTGAGGGCTACACTCCTGATGACAGGGGAAAAGAGTTCAATTCGGCCGTTGAAAGATGGCTGGGAGAACTGGAATGAAACCGATGCTCGCAGGCAAATATGAACCAGACCGGGTTGCGAGAATGCTTCCCATGTTCGGTCAGCTGAAACTCGATGGTATTCGGGTATTCATCCGCGACGGAGTGGCCTACACTCGCAGTCTCAAGCCTGTTCGGTCTTCTCAAGTTCAGTCTTTGATCTCTTGGAACAAAGTCCTTCTTGAAGGTCTGGACGGTGAGATGATCTGTGGCGACCCGACGGCGAGACATTGCTATCATCGGACGATGTCCAGTGTTATGTCTTTTGATCAAAGCGACCCCGAACTTCATTTCTTCGTGTTCGACCGCTGGGACATGCCAACGACTTTCTCCAATCGCTTGGGCCTCTTGCGGACAGAAGCAGAATACTGGCCTGAGAATGTCAGTCTGCTGGAAACCGTCAAGTTCTCAACGATGGAAGAACTTCAATCCTGGGAGATTCAGCAGATCACTCTTGGGCACGAGGGTATCATTCTCCGTCACCCTGACCGATTCTACAAACATGGTAGAGGGACCGCCGCTCAAGGCGAGTTGATCAAGGTCAAAGATGCAAGATGGATTGACACCGAAGCGATCATCGTCGATGTGACTGAACTTCGCTCCAACCAGAACGAATCCAAAACGAATGCTCTCTGCCAACAAGAGCGTTCTAGTCATCAGGAAAACATGATTCCGATGGGCGTCCTCGGCGCTGTTCAAGTTCGTGGGGTCTTTCCATCAGACGATATTGTCCCTGAACATGTCAGAGGAGTCGTTTACGAGGCAAGCATCGGATCGGGATTTGACCAAGCCCAAAGAGAGACCCTGTGGAATGAAGATCTGGTAGGTCGGATCGTGAAGTTCAAGTTCTTCACTGGTGGTGTCAAAGACAAACCTCGTTTCCCGATATTCATCGGCTTCCGTGATGAAGACGACATGGATTCTCCTCCTCCCACCCCGGCACAGATGAGCCTGTTCTAAAGTAGCTGAAACATGAAGCTTGTCATTTGCCTCGCTGAGCGTTAGGCTATTAATACGGCACAGCTATGGAGTTGAAGCTATGAAACATCTCGCGTTCGTTACCGATGGAGCGATTGACCTTCGTTCCTTTTCTACCTTTGGTTTCAATTCGAAACCGAACACCACTAGCCCGATCGGTTTCTTCGGGACCGGTTTGAAGATTTCCACCGCAGTCATTGCTCGCCTCGGCTGCAAGATGACCGTCTTGATCGACGGCGTCCAGCACGAGTTCTATACTAGCCCCACGGAGTTTCGTGGGAAGTCGTTTGACCTTGTCCGCATGAAGAAGCGCAAGGGCCTGATGTCTCGCTGGCAGTATCAGGAGATGCCCTATACCACGGAACTCGGCAAGAACTGGGAACCGTGGCAGGTCTTCCGCGAACTGGAGTCCAATACCCGCGACGAGAACGGTCAAACTTCTTTGATCGATGATGAGACTCCTGCCAGTATGTCGTTTCTGAATGACGACTGGCGCGGCAAAACCGTCATCCTCATCGATGAGCCGTCCATCGTTGCCTGCTACGAAAAGATGGACGACATCTTCCTCAACCCCGATATTGGCCTTCGCGTTTCGAACGACAAATGTCAGGTCTTCAACGTCGGCTCGAAGTATCTCTTTTACCGTGGGATGCGTGTTCTGGAACTGCCGAGGCCCTCGGCCTTCACCTACAACATTCTGTCCGAGCAGCGGCTGACGGAAGATCGCACGCTCTACTCATGGCAGGCCATGTGGGAAATTCGTGACCTGATCATGCAGAGCACCGACCATGACTTCATCGAGCAAGTCGTTCAGCTTGATGAAGAGAAGTTCTGGGAAGGCAAGATCGAGTTTGACGACGTCTATGCGCCCGCTGGAGCCACCTTCCGGGCCGTGGCCGGGGCTCGCAAAGCGAGGGGCCTGTCGCTGTTGTCTCGTGTCAGCACCTATTACGATCGTTACAACGCGCCAGCTGACACTGATCCCAACGTGACTGTCACCTATCGCCGTTCTCAGTGGAGGGCGATCGCTCAGGTCCTCGCGGAAGGCGGCGACTTCGAGGAGTTGCTTCAGCGCCTCACCTGGGATGAGCAGGACATTCGGTGGCAGACCTTCTTGGGCTTCCGTGACTCTCAGACCAAAGAGTTGGAGCAGAACAGGGTTCTTGAAGATGGCGATCCGTTCTGACTGAGTGATCCTGAGCCGACCGTGATCACCACGGTCGGCGTTTGAGAAACTTAACACTTGTCATTTGCATCCCAGGGTGCTAGGCTAGTGTTGTAATATATGGAGGAAACCATGAGAAATCCCAAAAGATATCTTTCTGCTGAGAACATGACGAACGATGATTTCGAAATTCCGTTCACCCACGGGATCGGCGAGGTTGTTTATGATGCCAAGACGATCTACGATTCTTGGGCGACGATGACTCAGAAATCGTTCGAGAGTTATGCTCACCAGTCCGTGCGCGGAAACCTTGGCACCGGTCGCGGACAGAAGTATGTCCGCAACGCAGAAGGTCACCTCGTGTTGACCGAAGGAGGATCGACATGATCACATTCGTTGGAGAGCGGGGAGTCGAAACATTTCGTGCGATCTCCCTCAAAGCTGGCCTCAGAATATTCGCCAGGACCGGTATGAAGCCGAGCCATAGTTGGACACCGACTGCCATGCTCAAAGCCGCTGGCACGATCACAGGTAAGGTCTACAAGCGTGGTCAGTATGATCTGGCCGTGGCTGATCTGGATGCCTGGATCAAATCGAATGGAACGACCGGCACATGAATCTGTTCGTCTCCAGTTTTTGCCCAAGAGAGAGTGCTCAGTTTCTCGATGACAAGCGCGTCGGGAAACTGCTCATGGAAGCAAATCAACTGCTTTCGTTGGCGATCAAGCTTCATCATGATCAGCCTTTCCCTCGTGACCATATTGGTCCAGGTCTGGTGTGCGATGGATTCGCACACCAGAATCATCCGGTCAGCATCTGGGTCCGCAAGACACGATCCAATTTTGACTGGACCTCGCAACATGCTTTCGCTTTGTCCGAGGAGTTCACTCACCGCTTCGGCAAAGAACATGCCTCTGGACACAGGACCTCGGTCATCCTTGAGTGGAGAGAAAACGTCCCAGAGGGTCCACTCACAGAGTTCCAGAATTCCGCCAAGAATGCTTCGGTCGGAGTGGACATGTCCCATCATCCTGTTCCAGAATCGTATCGTGCATATCTTGATGCTCGGTGGGAAGGAGACGCTCGCCCTCCCAAGTGGACAAACCGTGGTCAACCAGAATGGAGTCACTACTGATGAATGACAGATCACAAAACTTGATCGTTCGGTTGCGTTTCGCTGCTACGGTCGCAGTCGGTCGTGAGAGCAACCGTTCTCTCATGATCCAAACTTCTAACTGGATGGAAACTGCTATTGCACGAGAAGCGGACCTGACGGATAAGCTGGCGAAAGCCGAGGCAGCAATAAGCGGGATGGAACAGATGCTCGCCGGTCAACGAATTGAGTTGGCACAAGCCCGCGCTGACAGCCGACATGAGGGAGACTTGCTGTGATCGTTCACGTTTTCAATTATAACGAATGGCGTCGGGTTCCTGACGGGATGGGTTGTGTCGACTGGGACTGTGACTTTCATGCGTTGGTCGTCCACCCCGACGGACGTGTCGAGATGAGACCGTATAACTCGCAGTCAGAGCAAGATCGGCTGGAGGCAGAGTTCCCTTTCCGTGTCAGGCACACTTGTGATCTGTCCGACCACAACGAGACGATGGACGTGAGCCCTGACACCGAGAGGTTGAAAGAGAACTTTCCTCTCGTTTGGGCTTCTCTCAACAAATGGATGCCGTTCAAGGATCGTCGTATGAAGTTGAGGGTCCAAGATGATCATTCCTGATCCTGTCAGCATTGGCTGGCCCGCTCGTGGTGAGCCTCGCTGCGTTGGTCGCCTCGAAAACCACGATCTCGCTGGTCAGTTCATTCCTGGTCACAAGATCATATATAACACGTTCGAAGGTCCGGCAGTCTTCCGAGTAGGAGTTTCCTACACTCCTGATAGTGGTAAATATAAGACCTTGACCGTGATCTTGGTCCCTGATAAAGTCCTTCCAGAAGAAATCTGGGAGTATGATGGTTTCGTTTTGACGGCAAACTTGCCCAAGAAGAAGCCAGAAATTCAACTGAACTTTGAAACAATGACCGAATATCTGGCTCGTAAGAGGCGAGAGAAAGAAACATGACACTTGTCATTTGCATCGGCAACGGGTAAACTGGTAAGGTAAACCAAGGAGGCTACAATGACAGACGTTTCTCATCCGATCAATTCCACCGCGATCGAATCCTGTTCTTCCAATGCCGAAGAGCAGACCCTCACTGTTCGTTTCCACAACGGCAGCTCAGTGACGTATCTCGGTGTCGGTCAGGACACGGTCCAGGAACTGCTGAACGCTCCCAGCGTCGGCAGGTTCTATAACCAGAATATCCGCGGTCAGTTTCAGGAGGCATGACATGAAAGCCGATTTCTATATCAATGGCTTTGGCCGCTTCTGTGGCAGCGTTTCTTCCGGAACTCACCGGGAAGAAGACCTGATCAAAGCGTTCAGCAACGAACTGGCCAAAATCAACGTCTTGACCCCGGCGCTGGTCCATGAAGCCCGCTCATGGCTTGCTACCGCTGTAGATTGGCAGTCCACCGTATGGGATTCCCAACCAGAAATCCAGGACCTCTGCGATGACGAACTCGGCTGTTACTGGTTTGATCGCGGTTACGGGCTGATTCAAGATTTGCAGGAAAGCCTCAGCGATCTGGCCCCTGAGGGATTCTACTTCGGCTCTCACTACAGCGACGGAGCAGACTTCGGATGGTGGCGCGCCGACAGCGAGACTGACCAGATGGA